CATCAATATCAAAGCCCACAACTTTTGAGCCGTCGATGCTTAATAGTGTTTCAATTTTTGCATCTTTTGATGCCGTGAACGTTATTTTTTGTCCACAATAATTGTCAATTGTAATTGTAATTGAATTTTTATCCATAGTCAAATTTCCTTTACTGTATAGTCTTCTTTGTTCTTTCATCAGTAACTTCCATATAAATGTTAGTCCTGTACATAATCCTATTGTCAATAATATATCCATTTATGTTTTATTGTCTACCACCAGTACCTATTCGCCAATCTCCTCTTGACCAGCCTCCATCATATTGAACTTTTGAAACAATTTTATTTGACCAACTATTATTTATTTCATTAACAATAGTCCCATAACGATATTCAATCACATCTGATTGAGCGGTATCCCAATCAAATAAATATATGTATCCCCACTCTGAAGTATTATCTAATATATACTTTATATATGTCGTTGCCGGTTCTGGTTTAAAACCAATGGTTTTATAGTGAGATATTTCATCGCCACCTGTATTAAGATATTCTAATTCTACCAATCCGTTAAGCATATTATATGTCATTTCTTCTCCTAGAACAATATATTTTCATCAATTAGAATCTTCTGTAGCTTTAATTTCTGTACGTACATTTATACTTTTCAATGTACTTAAATCCACACTAGGTGGTACGTATTTGTGCGCCGGTCGCCATCTCCAACCATCTTTCCATATAAGAAAATAGGTTTGTTGGAAAGTATCATTATGGTCGACCGCGAGAATCATATCTATGTCTCCACTATCAATTCTTTTTGCTTTGAACATTGGCATGACCTTTCTCTATAATCTCGAAATCATCTATGTCTGGAACAACTGCCAAACCACCCCAGGAACCGAATATTTGACCAAAATCATCAATTACACGAATAATTCCTTCCTTGCCTGTATACTGCGGTTCATTTTTCATATAGTTAATTCTGATTGTATCTCCTACTTCTGGCATTAGTTTTCCTCCTTATACATATTCCTTTTCTTTCATGGCCCAAGAAATATATTCATAATGAGCCTTTAAACCATTATATTCTTCTTCCATTTCATCAAGCAATTTATCGAAGTATTCCTCGGTAAAAGACCAAGTAATAACTTCGCCTGTTGATTTAGAGACAAGTTCAATATCATACATAGATACACCAATTGAAGTAGTCCAATGTTCTACCTTATCAACATCATAAAAATCTGTTAAATTGATTATCATTTTATTTTCCTTTCTATTTTTTAAGGTATTTATTTCTAATAATTTTAATAATTAATTTAGTAGGATAATTATGCTCAATCATATTGTCTATATCTTTCCACATTAAACGAGTTATAGGTAATGCAGAAAATAAAATTTTTTTAATGGTTTGTTCTTTTTCATAATCTTTCTTATTAACCCACATTTTATACTCCTTTCTTATCCTATATATATTATATCATATTTCAATAAAAATTGCAAATTTAGAAGTTGTACGTAGAAGTGCGCGACTGCATAGAACTAGCGAATGAAGCGTTCATGATATAATTTTATGGCATCGGCGCGAATCGACGTACTATAATTGATATTTTCTTACTTATATATGGAAAAATAGTAATTTATACCTATAAGGAGGAAATATAAATGGTTTCAATAATTTCAGAAGAAGGCCATAAAAAGTTTGGCATATATGAATATGTAATTGATACTGCCGCAGAAATAGCAGATATTTCTTCACAAGCAAAGGCTGGTTCAATAGCATATTGTATTGAAAATAGTAAAACCTATATGAAGAATCATTCTGGAGAATTTGTTGAAGTAAATTTTAAGAAAGGTGGGTCGGGTGGCGAAGGTGGTACTACTAATTATACTGAATTAAGTAATAAACCACAGATTAATGGAGTTACTTTAGATGGGAATAAAACCACAGCAGATTTAAGTTTATTTAGTGGTTCATATACTGATTTAACTAATAAACCTACATATAGTTCAGAAAATTGGGTTTTTACTCTTGATGATGATTCCACCGTTACTAAAAAGGTGGTGATTGAATTATGATTTTTGACAATTTAAAAGAACTGGTGATTCCAGAGGGTAATGTTGTTAGAATTGAACACGCTGGAAGAGTTCTATGGGAAAAAATTATATATACCATTCAAACAATTACGGGTATTAATAGTATAACTATTCCAGAGATACCTAACTATAAGGGTGGTATAGTAGAAATTACTCAATATGGAAAAGCAGAACAAGATGATACACCTACACCGAGCACACCTGTAGATATCAAATGTAACAACGGAGTGATTAAATGGGGAGTAAGCGGAACAAATTTGCTTGATATGGCAGAAGAGAATATCTACCTCCGTCATTATATCAATGACAGTGGTGAGGAAAATTCAAATAATCAGAATTTTTATAATACAAAGTTTATTTCAGTTAAACCGAATACTACTTATACACTATTTGTAAGCCAACCTGTTTATTATTTGTCCATCATGGAACACGATAGCAACAAAGACTTTTTGCGGCGTATATTGGATGGTAACTCAAATGAGAAACACTCCGGCATAACTTTTAGAACAAGCGCAGACACGGCATATATTCTTATTGGCTCGAACCCTAATCGTACACCGTTGAGTATGGATGATGTGACCAGTATTAATTGGATGCTCAACGAAGGTTCTGCTGCTCTGCCATATGAGCCATACACCGAGGGTGTTATCGCAGACGGTACTCCCGAAGTATTGAATGTTGGCGAAAACCTGTTCTCACAAGATAATTACCTTGATGCTTACTGTGCTGCTGGTGGTATAATCACGGAGCATAACTCTTCACGATGCTTTGTGATGGAGTGTAAGCCTAACACAGAATATCGGTTTATATTCGACAACTCTGCTGTTACTTCTCCACGATGCGTTGTCAATGGATTTGTGGCACAGCCTGAAATCGGTAAGAGGGGCACACAGGTTTGTTACTCTTCAACAAACACCAGTGCAAAACTGCATGATGCTACTTTCACGACTGATTCTGATGTCAACTATCTCGTCACGTGGCTAATGTATCAGAAGAACGATACTGATGCAAAGGCGGCGGTTAGCAAAGCAGTGCTGATAGAAACGGCGACAGCTCAAAATGCTTCTATTGTTGATTTGTTTGCCATAGGCGATTACAAAGATGAGCAAGATATTATCAGCGGAACAATCACAAGACGGGTCGGAGTCAAGGTTCTTGACGGAACAGAGAACTGGGGCGCGAAGAACGCAACGAGCGGCCAAATCATTACAAGAGTAAATGATATGCTCAACCAATCATCTGCGCCATTAATAGTTACACACGGAGAATGGTCTGCATCAGCAACGAAAGATAGTGACGAATGGCGTATTGTCGTGGGTCCGTATCTTGCTTGTTTTTCAAGTCAAGAAACAACTGCTGACTTCAAAGCCTGGCTTGCCGACCAATATGCTCAAGGTACTCCTGTCACTGTAGTGTATCCACTTGCAGAAGAAATAACCGAATCAGCTACCCCACAAACTATTACAGCTAATGGTACTACAGCAATAAGTACTGATAGCAATTATATATCAGATATTAGTCTAAAAGTAGACTACTATGGTGTAGAAAAATAACAAATAAAAAAAGACGGGCTAATAACCCGTCTTTTTATTTACTTATTCACCGTCTGGAATAGACTCTTCATTTTTCGGCTCTTCATTTGTTTGGTCTGGATTTGAAGTAGGCTCTTGAGTTTGCTCCTCGCCGCCTTCCTCTTCTTTAGCTTCTTCAGCTTTAATGAAATCCGCATCAGCTTTACTAATAAGTCCTGCCGCATAAGCATAATCCCAAATGCTAGCGTCTTCATCTGACGCAAGGAATTGGCCATAAATCTGCGGATTCTTTATACGCATTGCGATTGCCTCGAATTGTGCTTCTTTAGGCATCGCTTTTAACCAATCAATTCTTTCTTGGCTTTGTTTACTTATGTCCATTGAGTTGTCCTCCTTATAAATTTAACCTATTTATAAGTAGAAAAAATCTATTCCCAATTTGTAATTCTATTGCTTTTCTTTTTCTTCTTTGGCGGCATCTTCGCCCAGATGAGGAAGTTTTTCGCGCGAGTGGCTGCAACATAACATAATCTCGCTTCTTCATCATTATAAGCTCTTATATTATAAGAAAGAATGTAAGGTGCTTCCATACCCTTTGCGCTGTGTACGGTTAAAATTTTAACCGAATCTTCTTTTAACCTATCTTGTATTTCAGAATTAGTAAGTTCCGATTGTTTAAAAGTGTCTGTTGGTATATTCCTCTGTGCGAGTAGGTTTTTAAACAATTCTATATCTGCGTTGGTTCTACAAAGAATAAACCAATCTCCCCAATTTGTATGAAATAATGCTTTTTGTCGGAGTAAAGCAAACACTGCCTCATTTGGAGTATACTGTCCTTCTAATACGTGCGCGCGTCCATCGTTTGACTTCATAGGAATTGAGTCATCATCATAGTCTGGACCAAGTCTATATAAAAACTTTTTCGCAAAACGAAGTATGTCGGGTTGATTACGGAAATTCTGACGCATTTCATAAACTGTTACATCATTATGATACCATAAGTCTATAAGGTATTCTGGACATGACCCATTGAATCCATAAATAGATTGTTTAATATCTCCTACATACATGAAATTGTTTGGATTAAGTAGTTCAAAAAATTCAAACTGTGCTTTAGTTGAGTCTTGTGCTTCATCAAGTAGCAAATATTTGATGGGTTTAATACAATCTGGGTTCTTTTTAATTTCTTCAAATAAATCGTCGAAACGTTCTTCGTTTAAAATTTGAGTTGTATCTACCGCACCGCCGCGAAGTAAATAGTTACAATATGAATGAACAGTTCCAATAAATAATCCATTTGGGTATCCTAATCTTTCATACATAACTGAAGCTGCGTTGTTTGTAAAAGTAATAGCTACAATTTCTGAAGGGTCTACTCCTTGTTCAAGTAAGTAGCGTATTCTTTCTACAATTACCGCGCTTTTACCACTGGCCGCGCTACTTAATACAAGCACTTTTGGTTTATCTGTTGTAATAATTTGTTTTTGTGTTTCTGTAAACTGCATAATGCCTCCTTACCCTGTCGGGCCTCGCTGTCGCGAGATTTTAACTAATTTTTATCTTATCGCCACTATTGACGTTAAGTCCATAAGTTTTTGAGTCATAGAAATCAATATAATATGACTCACGTTCTCTCAACTTATCTTTTGATACTTGTTCTAATATTTCAAATGTAAAATTCTCTGGTCCATCAAGTGCCATCGCCCTATGGAGTTGAGAAGATACTAAAGTTCCTACTCCTAAAGCACTTTTAACATGGTCCTGCCAGCGCTTATCAATTGAAGTGGTTTGTCCTATATATATTTCATTAGTTTTAAGTCTTGTAATTTTATATACACCACTTATATCACCGTTTGGAAGTAAACGCTTGCGAAGCTCTGCGAGTGGTTTTTGATAGTAGGTACTCCAAATAACTTTATTAATCGCTTCTGGACGTCGAAGGCGTGGGGCTACTGAACGTAAAATTTCTACATCATTTTTATCGGCTTCGGTAAATTGTATTTTATAAAAGTCCTGTTGTTCTTCGACCTCGCGCTGTCTACGTATTTCCTCATTTATGGCCGCGCGCTTTGCACGTTCTTCTTCTAAGGATTTTTGAACTTCTTCAAGTTCACATTCCATTTGTGCTTTGCGCGCGAGATAACTATCAACTTGATTATTGAAACTACTATTTGCATTGAGTTCAGCTTGTTTTAGTATTTGTTCAATCTCTATACGTTTGCGTTGTTCGTATTCTGCGGCCGTGCCATCAATTTCTTTTATCTTACCTTGCTTGTAAAGGTCAAGGTCTTGATTGACTTCATTATACCGCTTTTCTTTTTCCTTTAAATGAACTTCTAATTTTTTAATTTCGCCTTCATATTTACTGGCATCTAACTTATATTTGTTTTCTAATTCATTTTGGCGATTAGATATATTTGATTCATATATCTTACGCTCATAATCTAACTTATCTTTTTCTTGTTTCCACTCTTCTTCAAAGTAGTTTTTTAATTCTTCCTTTCTTAAAGTTTCTAATTTATGGTTTTCAAATACTAATTTTTCTACTACTTCTTTTTTCTTTTTGTTTTTTGAATATAATATAATAATAAGTAAAATACTTGCAAGAAGAGGGATTAATAACCCATAAGTAAAATAATAATCCATACTAATTCCTCTTAAATTTTAAAGTAAATATACACACTAATAATAAATAATGTATCTAATTACTTTAATTTTTTTTGTTTTTCTCTTTCTATTATATTATAGCAATTTTAGCGTCGATGTGTCAAATTTTGATAGTTCTGCCAATCAATGTCGTTTTTCCAACGAGTTTTCGCGCGGAAACGTGGATTGAACAGGTCGGCCGCGGTGTGCAAATTATCAAGCTCCCAATAGGGGATTATATACAGCGGAATACCATGTGATAAACAATAACTAATCTTTCGTCTGTCTCGTTCTTGTGCTGTTTTGAAGTCGGCGCGCGAGCTATGAAATTTACTTACAAAGTGATAATGCTGTTCTCCCTGTAGTTCTATCAAACACGGGACCGCGCGGCCGCCTACGACATAAAAATCAAAGCGATATAACCCCTTTCTTAAATCGCTGAATCGCTTTTCTCTTTCAAATCTATATTTGCCTCTTTGTAAGAGCGCCACAATCTTTTCTTCACCTTTACTCATGCCTAATCCTCCACTGCTAAAAAGTAGAGTTTTCTTAGGTAATCTCCACTTATTATCGAAGAGAAATGTCCCTGTGAGGATATAGGAGGAATATATGGACTTTTTAGAAATTAATAACCTTGCTCAGGGTGGAGTAATTGGGTTATTGATTATCCTGATGGGGATGATTAAGATACCAAAACTTGAACTGAACATTTGGAACTTAATTGGTCGAACAATCGGCCGCTCTATTAATAGAGAGGCGATGCAACAAGTTGATAACTTTTCTCAAAACATTAATGGTCGAATGGACGAGTTATCTAAAAAAGTTGATGAGCTAGAAAAAGCAGACGAACTTGAAAGAGTTCGTTTTGCAAGACAACGTATTTTACGTTTCAATGATGAAATTCTGTGTGGTCAAAGACATTCAAAAGAACATTTTGATGAAATACTTGATGACATTACAGTATATGAACATTATTGCAACGACCACGAAGACTATGAAAACAATAAAGCAGTTTTGGCTATTAAAACGATTAAAAGAGTATATGACCAGTGTATGATTACACATGATTTCTTATCTCCAAAAAAAGCTGGAGAATAAAAAGAAATAAAGGAGTAAAAGGAAATGGAAAGGGGAGATTTTTTAGGCTTTACCTTTGGAAATTATAGCAGTGATAACTTAGAAATTATTCGAGTTTCAAGTAGTGATAGATATGAAGAACAACTACAATCAGAAATTAAGGATAGAACTGCTGAGGTACCGGGATTAAATGGAGAATATTACTTTGGGTCAGATTATGGCACAAAGTCTTTTGACATAGAATTTGCTTTTGACCATTTAACAGAAGTACAATTTAGACAATTAAGAAAAGCTTTTGGGACAAAACAAATACAACCACTTGTGTTTGATGAACGTCCTTATAAAAAATATATGGCAAAACTTGAAAGCCCAGTTGAACTTTCTTATGTTTGCTTTGATGAACCGAAAAGAGAACTAGATACGGAAAAAGATGGAGTAAGGGTAAAAAGTAGAACTCCAATTACTGAAGAAGTAGATGGAGAAACACAAGTTATTGGTTATACCATTGAAAGAGAACCAGTTATCCCTTATAAGTATCTTGACATTAAAGAACGTATCTACAAAGGTGAAGGTAAAATGACACTTGTTTGTTATTTTCCTTTCGCAAAATCTTGTTTTAAGGTTCTTCCAGCAGAGGAAAGTGATGAGTGGGCTATTTCTAGTGGCATTTTATCGGCAGAAGACTATAGTGCGCGCGAAATTGATGTGTATAATAGCGATAGCGGTGTTATAAAAATATATAATGCTGGCGATATAGAAACTGGTTTTCGTATGTATATACCTTTTCAAGGTTCTGAAGCTCAAATGACTTTAACTTATCAATATGATATAACAGATAATCAAACTGCTATTTTAAAATTCACTTTGCCGGCGCAAGGTCGGAAAAATGGTTTTGATGAAAATAGTACGGACTGTGGAGTATTTATAGATACTAATACTAATTTGATTATTGGAGTAGCATCTGATAGTAATAATACATATGTTATAAGCAATAATTTATATAATGATTGCATAGAAGCGGGTTACTTTTTCAAATTACAACCTAATGATTTTAATGAGGAATCAGAAATTATAGTAACCAATGGTAACGAAAATATTAAAATATTTTATGATTATTTATATTTCTAGGAGGCACACATGGGTGAGCACTTAATAAAACCATATGAAATTTCCGTTTGGGAAGACAAACTCATCCAAGACGGAGCCAAATATGAATTTAAAGAAGTAAAATTGGCCGTCATCGGCTCAGATACAATGACGGGGTTAAATAAAGTTTATAACCCCGTTTTTAATAAGAAGACTAATGGGGAGAAAACATTATCGTTTTCATTAAGATATAGATATTTTGACCCTTATAATAATGATGAGGTTATCAATCCATTCGCGGCGCTGCTTGTAAATGAGCGTAAAGTTAAGCTTCATTATGACAATAAATGGTACGAGTTTATTATCAAAGAGCATACAGAATCGAGTGACGGATTAGAGTGGACTTATAGCTGCGTAGATGCTTTTGTTTTAGAGCTTTCAAAGACTGGTTATAATTTAACCTTTGACTCTGAACTCAATAATAATCAAGGCACGGCCGCAGAGTTAGCAGAAAAAGTTTTAGAAAATACTGAATGGCAATTCGGTGGAGCAGATAACTTTAAGCAGCTAATTGCCGAACCGATATATGTGGCGCAACTGGTTGGTGAGGCGAATATTATTAACGCTAGTGGAAATGAGGATTCAGTTCCTACCCCTATTCAAGATATTTATATATTTTATAGCTACGTTAAGAATCAAAATGGTAAATATGTTCAATTTATTATTCGAGATGAAAAGAAAAAAGGATATACTATTGATGATAATAATGTAATTACCGCTACCAACTTTAGAATTACAGATGACCTTACTTACGATGCGGAACATAGCTGTTTTAAAAAAGGTGAGACTGAAGTAATTACTATTGAGGGAATTGAAAATAGATACCAAGCTAATCGACTAGCTTATAATCAATTAACAACCTATGACCCTGTAATGGGACATACTGTAGATAGATTTACGGTTGACGGCGATGATAGGGAGATATATAAATATACCAACTATGAATATACTACTTCTAATGTAATAATGAATTACATTACCAATGGAGAAAACTTCAATTTATTAGAAGATGGTACATTACAAGGTTGGAATCCATATACAGACCAAGAATATGGATATAATGAAGTTAAAAATCCTGGAAGCAACAATCCTCAAGAAAAAGGTTGGTATGAACTCGTTGATGAGGCATATGTTCTTACAACAGATACAACAGTTCAAGAAGGCAAAACATACTATAGAAAAGAACCAAAATCTGTTAATAAGCTAGAACTATCGACTTATCCGCAACTTGCTACTGGTAAGCAATTGGCTGATTTAAATGTTCTTTCACAAGTTGAAGGATATTTAAAAACCACATTCAATGGTCCTTATCAAGTAGTTAATGGCAATATTGTTAATACAGTTTATAATAGTGGTATTGAAAACCAAGCCTCTTTTATAAATTCCATTTCTAAAGGAGATAAGTTTGTATTCAGATGGCGCGCGGGTGAAGGTGAGCTTGGACAGTTAACTCCAGTTAAAACCTTAGGATTAATAATTGCGAGATATAACCAAGATACACCGACTCGTTTTGGCTATTATTATAGACATATAAAAGAAGAAGACATAATTGTGCATTTCACAGCACAGGCGTCTTCAGCGGAATTGCCAACGGCAAACAATATAATTGAAGGCGGTGCGTTCGTAGAAGAAGGTGGTGTAAAGAAGAATTATGTTATAGATAATGTAGTACAAACACCATCTACAAAGTATTTATACAAAAGCGGTGATGACTTATATGCATGGGACGGAATGTCTGGCACTTTTAATAAAAAAACAGATGAAAATTACCTACCATATTATTATACCATCGCAGAGGCGCGCGAAGCCGTTCCAAATACTGTTTTAACAAATTCAGATAGCAAAGTTGGTATATTTATTTACACTTCTGAAATTAAAACGACAACTACAACTGACGAAACAACAGGAAAACAAACCACTGTAATTAATCCAATTTATATTCAAGATATTCAATTGACTCGTTTTGTCCAAGACGAATCTCATAAGGAGCCATATCCGATATTAATTGGTAACGTCCCTACGGCAACCACACAATCAACAAGTTATTATTACTTTCAGCCAGAAGAAGGGGCGGCCGCCGAAGACGTAGAAACGTATGCGTCTCCTGAAAAATTGGCGCAGAGATTTGGATTGGATGCAGAAACAATTAAACCTAAATATAATGAGAACTCTGAAAAGACCTTATCAATTAGTGCTTCTCAATCTAATTGCTTTAATATATTACAAACAATTGCAGAGACTTTTGAATGTTGGGTTGATTTACAAGTAGGACATGATGACCAAGGTTATATCACTTATGGATATGTTCTTACTTCTGATACAGAAATAAATGAACATAAAGTTTACTATACTCGTAGTGGTGATTCACCATATACTTATACATCGGTGCAAACTCCAGATGTAAAGCAAATTGGTACTTACTACGAATATAAACCAAATAAATATGTATATCTATGTGAATATGTCGGTAAAGACAATTGGGCTGGTTTCAAATATGGAATTAATTTAAGTTCAATTGAAAGAGAAGTTAATTCTGATGAAATTGTAACCAAACTAATTGTTGACCAATCTCAATCTGATTATGTTGATGAAGGATTTGTGTCTATAGCCTCGGCGCCGTCTAATACAAGTGGTGAGTCATATATATTAAACTTTGATTATTACTATAATCAAGGCCTACTTAATAGAACGGAAGTTGAAGCAGAGAAAAATAGTTTTGCTAAACAAGTTGCAGACTTAAATCGTCAAATTCAAGAAAAAGAAAAGTTACGTATTCAGTTAGAAAATTCACTTACAAAATTAGAAAGTAATCGTACAGTATTTACTGAATTAATAAGTAGTGCACAGGATAATTTAACTGAGGGCTTAGAAAAATTTAAACAACTAACTGGTTATGAATATGAAGAATATAGACAAAAACATAGTCAGTTAATTGATGAACAAGAACAAGTAGATGAATTTGCAGCTGAAGACCCTACGGCAACTAAAAATAGCTTTAAACTTAATTATGTACCACTAAAAGACAAACCAATCCATATTACAAACGAAGATTTAGGTTGGGATATTACTTTTACGGGTCGCCAGGCCGCGATTTATCCTAGTGCAGAAGATGAAGGAAGCGCTAGTACTTTTTCGGCTTCGTATGACGGATATAATGCTTTTACTTTTACTGGTCAAGCATTGGACGATTCTAAAATAACTATTAGCTATATAGTTGATTTAGACCAGTTAACTGAAGAAGAAACTGTTTTAGATACACTTGGTCAACTTTACGCCTGTTCTTCAACTATAAACAATTATTCTGGATTGTTAACTAATATAAATGAAGAATATTGGGCAGTAAGAAAACAATTACGTGGTAACGAAAATTATAGCGTTAAGTTCTGGAAGGTACAAGATGACCTTAAACAATGGCATATATGTGTTGATGTAAGCGACTATTTGCTTGGGTTTAAGTTCAAACTTGGCTATGGAGATGAAGCTGATGATACGTGGTCTACTTATGACGTTACTATAAGTAAAAAATACTTTGATATACAGCCCGTAAACCCTGACCAAGTAAAAATTCAATTCATAGTTCCAGATGGTTTTGAAGCAATAAGTGGTTCACATCCATTTGAAACCAAGGCGACAAAACTTGCTATTAATGCAATAAATTCAGTACATGGAATAGAAGATGAAATTAAAGAGCTTCAAGAAACAAAAGACCAGTTAACTAATGAGTTTAATAACAAATATCGTCGTTTTATTCAAGAAGGCACTTGGAACTCAACCGATTACATAGATTCTGAATTATATTATCTTGATGCTTTACAAGTAAGCAATACCTCCGCGCAACCTCAAGTAACTTATACGATTAATGTAGTAGAGGTTAGTGAGCTTGAGGGATTAGAACTATATCAGTTTGATGCTGGTGATAAGACTTATGTAGAAGATACAGAATTCTTTGGTTGGAATCAAGTTAATGTAGGGACAGAAGAACGACCTCAATATGTACTTACTCCAGTACAAGAAGAAGTAATTGTAACCGAAGTTGAATGGCATTTAGATGAGCCAGAAACCAATGTTATAACTGTTCAGAACTATAAAACACGATTTGAAGACTTATTCCAACGTATTAGCGCGACAGTACAAACAGTACAATACAATGAAGCCACCTATGCAAAAATGAGCACTTTGCTTGATGCAAATGGTACAATTAATCCTAATGTGTTGCTCAACTCATTAAATAATATTAGCGGTAAAAAATATAGTCTTACTACCGACGGTTCTATTTCAATTGACGGAGACAAAATTGAAGTCAGGAATTTGACAAATACAGCCAATGTTGTTATAATTAATAGTGAGGGGATAAAAGTTTCTTCCGATGGTGGTGCTAATTGGAAAACTGCAATTAATGGAAGAGGTATTGATGCCGGCGCGGTATATACTGGTAGTTTAAATACCGATAACATAATAATTGGAAATGAAGAGAATCCAAGTTTCCGTTGGGATAAGGCTGGTATTAGTGCTTACAAAGCTGTAGAAAACGAGGCTTATGATTTAAAAACTTTTGTGCGATATGACCAATATGGTTTATATGGTATAAAAGATAACGAAACTTTTTTAGCTAGTTCATTAGAAGATATTAAAGATAAAGCACATTTTGCAGTTACGTGGGACGGATTTTTTATTAAGAATTCTTACGAAGGTGGCGGCAGAGTTGAAATTACTTCTGATAATGACTTTAGAGTTTTAAAAACGGTTAATGATGAAGAGAAAGAAGTAATTAAAATTGGTGCGCTTGAATGGAACGGAAGTACCACACCAGTAGAAGGGATTGCTCCAACATTATATGGTATTAGAATTACTAATGATGATGGTATAGAGACGTTTAAAACTGGTAATGATGGTAATATTACGATTACTGGTACTATCAATGCTAATGCAGGTAACTTTGATGGACTCGTCACAGTAGGTAAAGATGCATCTGATAATACGAAGCCATATATTGAAATTAATGGTGAAAACTCTATTATCCAATCATCTAATTATAACGATAGGTCAAGCTCAGGAATATCTTCTGGATGGATGATTGACGCAGAAGGCGATGCGGTCTTTAATAATATAACTGCGCGCGGTGCTATTAAGACGGCTGTATTTGAATATGCAGAGATACAAGCTGTTGGTGGTATATTTGTATTTAGACCTTCAAGTACAATTAAAGACGCCAAGAGAGAAGGGGTTAATGATATTAAATTAACTTTAGAAAAACCATATTTGTTTAAGGTTGGTGATTGGTGTAAAGTTAGTAACTATACCGATGAAATGAACGAGCCTCGGGCAGACGGTATTTTAGTAAATAATGGCTTAACTCACGTGTATAAGATTAAGTCTATTGATTCTGAAAATGCACGAGTTGTAATTTTAGAAAACGCTTATACGGCTTTAACAAGTGGCGATACTAAAGTTATAAATGATATAATTGATTTAGTCGGCGGCGCGCTCATAGACATGGGTGACAATGCTAATGGTAACGGTCAGGTAGGTAATAATAACTATGGAATTGGAATTAATAGTTCTGATAATGTTGTTGACTTGCCGCGCCGCGCAATTAGTTTATTTGAAACCGTTGTTGATGAAACTAAGAATCCAAAAGTATCTTATAAATATAGAGGTATTTTAGGTACATTACCAACTCTACCAGTAACCGATGTAAATGATTCTATTTATAATCAGAATATGGCTGGTACTCAAGGTATTTATACTAATAATATGTATATTGGTGATAAAAAGAATTTTATTACATATTATTATGATAAAACCACAAATGAATATAGATTAATAATAAATGCAGATACAATTTATGAAGGTTATGATGAAGATGACCAACCAATTCCCGTAACTCCTGGTCGAGATGGGAAGGATGGAAAAGACGGAGAAGATGCAATTAATGTTATCATTGAATCTAGTACAGGAAATTTATTTTATAAACAAGGAATTAGTTCTACATTAACTTGTACTGTTTATAGTGGTAGTACAGATATAACAAATCAAGTTACAAAATTTACTTGGAAAAAGAAAAATAGTGATGGCACAATAGATACAAATTGGAGTCGAATTCAAGGAGGACGAAGTATCTCAATTGGTCCTAATGATGTAGATTCTAAAGCGATATTTATTTGTGAAGTCGAATTTTAGGAGGAAAAAGGAAATGGCAATAACCAGTTATGGTTCAATAACAATTGTTGATATTACAGATGTGGGTGAATTTTCGGTTTATCCACAAGCAAATGCTCCACAAACTCAAATTTATAATCCCGACTCAACCGGTGATACTGCTTTTACTCCAGACTGGCATGATGCTCATGTTACTATTTCTCCTAAAGCATATTATGCAGGCGAAAATGTAACGAACTCTTGTAGTTATGTTTGGAAATCTATTATAGATGGAGTTTCTACTGTACTTACTACAGAAGATGGTGTAGCACAAGATACACGTAGCTTAGTTATTGATTCTAATGTATTAGGAAGTATTGCTTCAGGTTTAATTACTTATGAAGTAACTGCATCATATACTTATCAAGCTGGACTTAGTCCATTAAGTGCAACAGGACGCATAGATTTTGCTTTAGTAAGACAAGGAAGTTCTGCAAAAACAATTAAAATTACTGGAGATAATTTATTTAAATATGATAAAGATAATGTTTTAGGTTCTGTCGACCCAATTATATTAACCGGAACATATTCTAATTTAACTATAGATGGTTGGTATTATAAAAAAGTGACAAATAATGTTATTACTTGGGAATCATATCCAACCACTCACAATGGTACGAATACGAGAGGCACAGATAGTAACTCTAATCCAACACTTTCTATTTATTCTGAACAGCAAGTTGGTGGAGCAGATATTTTTATTAATGATGTACTTACAGTTAAATTTAAAGGGCACGATATTAATAATACAGAATATGCTGATGTTTATACAATTACTAAATTAAGAGATGGTACACCGGGTACACAAACAAAATCTGCAATTTTAACGAATGAAGACCAAATGATTCCTTCCGCTGCAGATGGAAGTGTTAGTCCTACAGCATTAAGTGGCGCAGTTACTAGATTAAGAATCTATGACGGTGGTAGTGAAGTCAATTATAATGATTGGACTATTACAATTACTAACACAAGTGGCTTAACAATTGAAAAATCAGTTGACGGTCAAACTTGGTCTAATGCATCTAATGAACACTATACTTGGGTTAAAGTGACTGGAATGACTGCTGATACAGGAAATGTTAATTTTTCAGCAACCGACGGAGATGTTACTTTAACTAAACAATTTTCGTTATTAAAGATTAAAGCTGGAGAGAATGGAAAAACTCCAATTATCTATTCATTAGAAAGTGATACGGCTGCGATTAATCGAGCGGCTGGTACGAATGGAGCATATACGCCAGGCGCGGTTACTTTTAATGCCTATCAACAATATGTAGATGAACATGATATAGTTCACAAAGACCCTTTTAATGGGCATATAGTAATCTATAAACACGCAACAAGTACAGATAGTCAATATAAGATAAGCGAGACAAGTAGTAATACCTATACTTTATCTAAAACTTTAGCAAGCAACGCTGATTATACTGTATTGCGCGGAGTTTTATATACAGATAATGGTTTAACAACTCAACTTGATTCTCAATCTGTAATTATTACTACAGATGGTGATAAAGGTGATGATGGTAAGAATGGTTTTGGCGCCATTAATATAATACTTAAAAATGAAGCTGAAGTTATTCCTTGTAATAGTGCTTATGCAAGCACAGGTAATCCTTATTTAATTGATATACCTTATGAAGCTTACCAAGGAACTGCGGCAATTGCAGTTGTAGTAAAAACAGCAGGTAATTTTGCTACAGGTATTACTCCTAATACCAGTGTAGCTGGTCATATTACTTATTCTATTCCACAAGGAACAATTTTAAATTCTTCCGGTGATTCTATTCAGTTAACCTTTACTGTTACTGCGCAAGATTATGATAGCAACGGTAATATAGTAACTATTCAACGCGATATGGATAAAGTCTTTACTTGGGCGCCAAGTAAAGCTGGTGGTGATGGTAAGAATGCAATGGTCCTTACTATTAGCGCACCTAATACCGTTTTTGAAAAGAATCCCGATAGTTCAACCAATGCATTAACGGCTACTGCAGTTTTATATAATGGTAATGTAGTACAAACTAGTAATATATCTTATGCTTGGCATAAATATGCTAATGGAAATTATAATACAGAAATTACTGCTACTTCGGGCACTAGTGCAACAGCTTGGAAAAGTACTACTACAGTTACTAATGATACTTTAAATATTAAACCAGAGGAAGTAGACGGATACGCTTCATTTAGAGTTACTGCTTCATATACACCCTCTGGTGAATTAACAAAAACTTTTTATCAGTATGTAGTATTTACAGATAAATCTGACCCAATTCAAATTAGTGTTCATTCAACAATTGGATTACAAATTGTAAATAGCCAAGGGGTTGGAGCTATATATGCTCGAGTAACTCAAGACGGACAAGCAATTGATGCAGTAGTTGATGGAATTGAAGCTGGTGTATTATATCCTTCAAGTTCAGTTAATGGCGATTTTTTTGTAAAACTTGATGATGCTTCAGTAGCACTTACAAGTCGAAAAGCCAGATTGATGCAATATGATGGTAGTTCTTGGAATGAAGTTGGGGCTACATGTCAATATGAGTGGACTTTTAGAAATGAAAATAACAAGCCAATTACTTCAAATATTCCTTATCAAGATACAGATAAGACGAAAAATCAATTTTTATATATAAATAGTGGGTTAATTAATAATAAGATAACTGCTGATGTAAAAGTTACAAAAAATTAAGGAGGTAATGTTATGAGTCAAGTTTCATACGGAACAATAACAATTACCGACACTAATGATATAGAAAATATTTATATGGTTTATGCGGGGTCGAGTTTAGATGCTACGGCCCCAGATAAGACCAATTTTAATTTATGGAAAACTGATATAACCCAAGTAAGTGGAGATTACATCTGGCAGAGAACTGTAGTAAAGAAAAGCGGTGTTGATATTACTAGTTCGAATTTCCAAAAATATTATGGTGACCCAGTGTGTATTACGGGACCGGAAGGCGATTCGGCGCGCAACATTATTTCGGTTACTCCATATTATTATTTAAGTACTTCTGACACTCAGCAAACAGGTGGAAGCTGGAGTACTACTCCGGAAACTTATCCATCAAGTGGAACCTATTATTATTGGACCAAGGCAGTTACAGCTTATGATAGTGGAAATAATACTGAATCTAGTCCAGTTTTAGATGGGGCATTAAATAGTGCCAATGAGACAGCAAGAAGCGCGAATCAAACAGCCGATGAAGCAAAAACCATTGCCGAAGGCGCGAATAGTGCAATTAGTGATTTAAATCAGTATTTTTGGAGACAAAAAACAGCCACAACTAATGTACCAGCAGGTTCATATGTAACTAACATACCTGGTACTACTTATAAAAACAATCCAGCAAGCGGCGGTTTTAATAGTTTAGTTCAGGCAACAGGTATTTTCTTACGAAACGGAATAAACATTTTGTCTTCATGGACCGGAGACGCTTTAGTGTTTTATCAGCCTACTGCTCAAGGCAAGAAAACTATAGAATTAAGTGCTAATGCCTTAAGGTTTTACAACCCAACAGATGGTACGACAGAGCAAGCTGTACTTGATGCGAATGGATTAATTTTAAAGAAAGGTGGCCTTGAGGCTGGTTCTAAGAATACAACAGATTATATATATGTTTGGAGTCATGATGATGCCACTAATCATACTATTAACATTAACAATAGCGGTAATAAACCTGATTGGCGTATTGTTGCGGGTAATAAATTTGGAGTTGATAAAGCTGGTAATTTATATGCATCAAACGCTACAATTAGTGGAGCCATAAATGCTAATGAAGGTTATATTGGTGGATGGCAAATAGGAACTGACGGGAACAAATCATTACATAATGGTAGTAGTAATACTTCTCCGACAATAGGAAATAGTACAATTATTTTATCAAAAGGGCTGACTTCTACAACATCTATAGCTGGGTCTTCTGGTCCACAAACTTGGACAATTGCAGCAGGCACGAATTTTGGTGTGACTACAGCAGGTAAATTATACGCAACAGGTGCAGAAATTAGTGGTGACCTTACTGCTTCAAGTTTAAAAATTAATGGGAATAATTATTTAAATGATATTACAACAATTTCTAGTAAAGCTTCAATTAATGCAGAATATTCGGTCGAAATTATTACAAGTAATTTTAACCCAGCTGCAACGGCTGATTATTTAGTTACTTTAACCGCAAAAGTAACAAGAGTCGATGGGGGTGATACATCTGGATTAACCTACCAATGGTTTGGAGATGGTAACTCTCTTGGGGCGGCTTCTACTACTGCCACATCTTATAATGTACCTTATAATACAACTTATACAACCTTTACGGTTGAAATTAATTAGGAGGAATAAAAAATATGGCAAAAGGAAGCGCGACAATTGATATTAGTTCTTTAAGGAGTGCGGGAGAACCAAATAAATATATAACAAAAATAATTAGTGGAGATGGAATCAAGATTCATGACTCTCAAAATCAAGATAGTAATTATATTCAGTTGACTAGTGATGGAATGAGAGTTTACAAAAATGCTGATAAATGTTTTGAAGCCACAGCTACAGAATTAAAAGCCTCCCTTACTGAAGCAAAAGATATCTTTACAGTTGGCTATAATTCTGCCATTATGAATAAAACTGAATCACAAATTTTAAATTCTAATAATGATACTTTAGAATTAACAGGGATTCCTTTTAGTACTAATTTTAATCTTACCTTTACAATATTCTTCGTTGGTTATTCTGTAATTAGTACTAAATCTCTTACTTTTGAAAACTTAACAATACGTAGTTCATTTCCTTATGGAGTCGTTTTAACTCAAGGAACCACTTGGGACCAAAAGGCTGGTTATAATGGAGAAACCTTACCTGCTGGAGGTATAACAATAGGCTTACAACAGCCAGAAATGAATACTAAAAAACAACTGACTTATAATATTACTATTAATGGTGGTTTAACCTTTGACCATGCTATAGTTACAGCTGTTTGGAAAGATTCCAATACAGAAAAAGATGAAGTTTTTTTAACTTTTGGTAGTAGAGAAAATGGAATTTCTAAGGGGTTATTCAGTACTGCAATGGGTTTAAATGTTACGGCGATAGGAGATTATTCTCATGCAGAAGGGTGTTATACCGTTGCTAGTGGAGATTATTCTTATACGACTGGATTTGGTTCTCAAGCCATTGGAACATATTCATATGCAGCTGGTTGTGGTTCTAAAGCCACTATTGACTATCAGACTGTATTTGGAAGATATAATGCAGAAGATTCTAATGCGATGTTTGTTGTTGGTAATGGAACAGATTCAAGCAATCGTTCTAATTTAATGACTTTAGGAAACAATTATGTAAGAATTGGGTCTACAGATAATACCTTTATTAATATGAATAACGAGGGTTTGGAACTTCTATCTAGTAGTGCTTCTTTATTTTCGATAAACAAGTCATCAAAGACCGGCTATGCTTATACTTCTCAAAATTATGATTTAGAAGTATCCTATCAATCTCCTCAAACTATAATTTTACCCGAGTCTCCGGCTATTAACTCAACAATACAAGTTAATTGCAGTTATCGGGCTTTTCCGCCAAATACGAGTTTTAAGTTTGGGGAAACAGAAACAATAGATAGAACAGCCTATACTATTCAATATGATGGTGATAAAACCTTTATTATTACTTATGTTAATAATGATTCAGAGACAGTACATATTAATCGAATTAAATATGCAAAATTAGCTGTCCCTGGAGCAGAATTAACATTAGGCTCAAGAATTAATACACCGGACCCTCTTAGTGTAGGTTCAACCACTAATAGAGTTAATGGGTTAAATTCTACCACTTTAGGAACAGGTTTACAAGCTTATACTGATAATCAATTAGTGATTGGACAATATAATAAAGGCGATAGTCTTGTATCGGTTCTTAATAATTCTAAGGCCTTTATTATTGGTAATGGTTCAATAGATAATACTACTGGTGTTATTACTGAATCAAATGCATTAACAGTTGATTGGAGTGGAAATATTACTGTTAGTAATCATAATTCTCCAATTGGCACATTATTAGAGGAATCTGCATCAGGTGTTAGTATAGCTTCTAATACAGATTGGCATTATGTAACAGGATGTCAAGTAGAATTAACTCCAGGTTCATGGATTGTTTCTTATTCAGTTATGTGCACGACTTTAGCAAGTGGTAAAAGATTAGGCGGCGCATTAAAAAATCCAAATAATGAAAGTATATACTATGGTTCTCGTACAATGATGCATGCTAGTACTTCATCAGCCGGGGCGGTCTCAGGAGTATTTCCATGCATTGTTACAGATGATGCAACCTCAGTAAAAGTTCGACTAATGGCATTTCAAACGCAAGGGTCTAGTCAAGACATAAGCGGTTACATACGAGCTATGAGAATAGTATAATAAATAAATTTTAAGACCTCATATCGAGGTCTTTTTTATTGCAAAAAAATTTTCAACTTCTGACTCAAAAAGTTATAACCCCTCAACCCAAAAACCACTTTCCTTATGAGTAAGGAAGTTCAACTTATTTTTAAAAAAAGTTAAACTCACTGAGACAATTCTTTGAACTTCCTCACTTCAATCCGCTGATAGGCACAAGACTTACACTTTTGAGCCTAGGGATAAACTAATTCAAATAACTTCTCTAGGCTCAACCCTACACAGGAGGTACACAAATGTCTTATGTCTATTATAATCCAAATCCACTTCGTCTTTCCGTTGGCGATTGTACAATTCGTGCCATTTCATGCGCTTTAAACTATTCATGGGAACAAACTTACAACGCACTCGCGCGCCAAGGCTTTGAAATGTGCGATATGCCATCGGCAAATCGCGTATGGGGTACGTTTCTAAAGTTGCAAGGCTTTAAGAAATATCAAATGCCCGATACTTGTCCAGATTGTTATACAATTAGAGATTTCTGTTACGATTTCCCACAAGGCACCTATATAGCGGGAACTGGCGAGCATGTAGTCTGTATAATAAATGGGCACTACTTTGACTCATGGGACTCTGGTAATGAGATACCAATATACTATTTTAAAAGGAGTTGATAATTATGGCTTACAATAATTATTTTCCGCAGACATATACGTCTCCGACCTATTCATACGGCGCGACTGCAGCCCCTGCACAGACATGGACGACACCGGCGCCCTCAACATCCCAACAAGTAAATGCAATCAATTGGGTTCAGGGCGAAGCTGGCGCGAAGTCTGTACCTGTTGCACCAGGCCAAAAGGTTCTGCTAATGGATAGTGAGACAAACGTCTTCTATGTGAAGTCTTCTGACGTCAGCGGCATGCCACTACCTCTCCGCATATTTGAATACAAAGAGGTATCCAAAGTTGCGAACGAAGAGGCCACCGCATCGGCGCAGAATACATACGTCACACACGAAGAACTTGAACGTATACTTGCGGATTTAAAACCAAAAGAAGCACCTAAAAAAGAAAAGAAGGAGGATAAAAAATATGAGTTCCTTATTTAATGACTTTAACCCTAATCCCACCAACAATATGGCTAACCTTCTTTCTCAATTTAATCAATTTCGCTCAACCTTTTCTGGCGACCCAGAACAACAAGTTAAACAACTTTTACAATCTGGCCGCATGAGTCAAGAACAATTTAACCAACTTGCTCAAACGGCTAATCAATTACGTAAATTACTTAAATAAAAAAGTCTTGTGTCTATCTCACTAAAATCTAATTTTTAAGGAGGTAGACTAAATGTCACTTACAGATGGTAATGGATTAAGTGCAGCAGATATCGCTGCTGTCACAGG